GTCGGCCTTTTTGTTTGTTGGGCATCTCTGCCTAAAATAACCTTCAGTGTCACTGCGTTGTGCTCCATGGGAAGGTGTTGAGAATTCGGTGGACGATGGATAACAGATCAGTCGTCCTAAAGTCGCAGGTGAAAGCCTGGGCTGCTACTTGAATCGTTTGATCCGTGTTTACTGAGACAACCGAGCGGAGAGATTCAAGTTTTGCGATGATGTTCCTGATTCCTGACGAATAAGAAACTTAACGCTAGCAGTATCCCAGCAATGGGACTGCTATGCTCAAATGAAGCCATCCAGCCATCGGAATAAGTGTTGAACTAACAAGCATTACTTGAAGGTTGGATTAAGCCTTCGTCTCGTAGTGCCAAGCATTGCTGTCCTCTGTCGTCCATTTATCAAACGCTTCACAATTCCATTCATCCTGATTCACAACATAGTCTGGACGGTCAAGGAATGGTTTAGTGACATGGCTTGGTTCATGCCAGCGGAGACGGTTATTGGGTTGGACTGCAAACTCACCGTTGTCTAGGCAGATGAAGTGACCCGATTTGTGCTCTTCGGGATGAATCGCCAGCGTGATGTCAGCACCGTGAGTGTAATCTGGACCCCATTGCATCGTCCAAAGGTAGATTCCATCTGCCCACTTACCGTCTTTCATCTTCACCGATACACGCAGACCACTCAGGAAGTTAAGTTCTACGATACTGAAATTAGCTGAGAACGAGTTCCAAAGCTGGAGATAATGGAAAGGATGTTCGTGATCATGCTCGTAGTCATGCAGAGCGTGAATCGGGAGCTTATCACGTAGAGCACCGTTCTCCAGTAGCACTTGGAACAAAGCACAAGAACCTGGTATTGAGCGAACAGATACGGCTACACCTTTCTCGTATTGCCCTTTATGCTCATCATTACCCGTCATAAACTCACGTCGAACGAGACACTTAAGCGGCGGAATACTAGCTTCGTGTAGTGGCATATTTGGTTGGTTTATCGTTTCGTTGGCATCAACAAGATTCTCCTGAGATTTTGGTTTTCAATGAGCGTTTCCATCAGCGTTCTCTGACGGTCAATCAGCCGCTCATTGAGTTCGGTGATCTCAAGTTCGAGTTGTCGGGCAAAGTCTGCGGAGACATACTGTGTTCCATTTCCTGTATTGGCTTGTATGTGAGCGTCTGTTCGTGGTGTTGGTGTTGGTGTCATTTTGCTGCCTCCCATAGTCCGAGGGTCAGGCCGATTGCTTCGGCGCGTTGGGCTGCTGTAGCTTTACGAATTAATGAAACTGCAAGATTCGGATCAACATCAATTCCAACATCATTACACACTACCTCGTTAATCCAATGATCGAGCTTCCATGCTTCACTATCAAGGATCAACTCTACAATCTTCTCCAGCTCATGCACCGCGTTGAGGTCGGTGAAGTAGTCGGGAAGTTGTCCAAAATGGAAAACGGTTAACTCACCTTTTTCCCATCTACCTTCCGGACGTGAGAGCGGGTATTCTAAGTCAACGCTTTTGCGCTTCCACCCACCAGCTTCAGCCAGCTTGATTCGTTTTTGTTCTTGTGTCATTTTGTTTTGCGTTCGTAAACTGGCTTACAGTAATTAAGTCTAAAGACTCTGACTGCTGATTTAGAGCAGTTGAGGATGTGAGCAATACTCAAGTTAGAGTTCTGTCTCCAAGCTCGATCACTGATCAAAGGTAGTTTTTCCTTCAGCCAGCTTCGTTTGCTCTTGTCTAACGCTTTCGGTAATCCTCTAGCGTTCCTAGCGTTTCTCACGGATCTGACACAGCATCCTAACTGAGATGCAATGTTACCGTTCGATTGACTCCAGTCGGTAATGGAGTCGAATGGTATTGCCAAGCTCATTGCTAGATTTTCTCAATGGTTTTGAATTGAATGCTTGGACCAAAACTTTTGAATGCTTCCATGTTAGCTTTCTTTTCCGCAGACATGATGTTCATAGCCTGAACTGTGACTTCCTTAGTGTCTTCACCAACCTGATACGTTGCCTTGAATGTGTAGTTTTTTCTCATAGAGGCTGGATATTCACACCAGCTAGAACACAATGCAAATTGATTTATCAGTATTTACCAAGCTTTCTCGGTTGGTATTTACTCATGAGATTTAGACCGTCCATCCTGATGATGATCCGCATTCCAGGGATGAACATGTAGCTGTCTTTGCAACGACAAACGACTTCCTTACCTCGATACTCCACAATCATCGCCTGTCTGTTTGGAAGTCTGCAACGCTTGACGATAGCTGTTTCTTCACCGTCAAAGAGCTTCTCAGTAGCGGTCATTGGTTTATGAGGGATGTCTTCAACCTGTGGGATCTCCTCGATAACGTGATCGTTGATCGGCTCAACGTCATCCCGCTTGATTCTAGCTAGGTTTAGAATCGTTTCACCGAAGGAGTTCACGAAGAACTTGTGACCTACTTTCTGGAAGCTACCAGAGATTGGTAGAAGCAACTCCTTAGCTTCCTTCTTGGTAAAGCCGTGTTTCTCTGCGGCTAGGAGTAGTGGAAGGGTTCCTTCAGGTGGTCTGACTATTTTTGATTTGGCTTTCATATGTTTCCTTATTGTGGCTTTGAATGGCAACTTGCACGTTCACGTTCTAGCTTCCTCCTTTTGCACCAGTTAAGAGCGTTTGCAAGTCTAGGGTTAGGTGGGAGAGGTCTTTTGTGAATATTTTCTCTGGACTGTGATTCATCCAACTTTTTGCAGCTGTAGATTTCTAGACCCCCTCCACCCCTATCCTCATGGTCACTCTTGAGATTGCGTCTCATCAGTCCTAGTTCGTTGATAATCAGTGTATCTGCGCTATTCATTACAGTCATTGTTTGTAGTTAAGCCATCTTATTGAGACTCTATTGTCTCCGTAAACTCACCTTCAACCACTATTCCCTCACTTCGGAGTAGTTCGTTGAGGCTACTTTGGCAAAGTGGGAACGATACGCACCTGTCGCAGCTCGTTACGGATGGCCGTTAGCGATAGCAGTGCAAGACGGGATGACACCAGATGACATCCCAACAGATGCCGAGGTTGTCTTCATTGGCGGCACAACCGATTGGAAATGGCGTTCACTTCCGATGTGGGCACAGACTGGCATCAGGGTTCATGTTGGTAGAGTCAATGAGGTTGAACGACTGCACATCTGCGAGCGTTGGCGTGTTGAGTCGGTAGATGGCACTGGCTGGATGCAGGGCACTGAAAATGGCCGACAAGCTAGAGCGCTGGGCCAGTGGCTAGAAGGAACCGCTTTGCCTCATAAAGAACTGGGATTTGCAGTATGACCATTGAGCTTCCGCACAGATACACGCCGAGGCCGTATCAGCTTCCTGCGTGGAGGACGATGGACGAATGCAAGCGCGTGCTGCTCGTGTGGCATCGACGCGCAGGGAAAGACAAGCTATGCTTCACGAAGCTCATCATCAAAGCGATTGAGCGCCCTTGCAACGTCGCCTATTATTTTCCCACTGCTGCACTCGGTCGCAAAGCCTTGTGGCAGAACGTGGACGTGACCAACGGAATGCGCGTGATCGATCACATTCCAAAGGAGCTGCTCGCGAAGCCGCCGAATCAGACTGACATGCGGATCGAGCTTATCAACGGCTCAACGATCCAGATTCTAGGCACTGACAACCTCGACGTTGTGGGCGGCAACTATTATGGAGTCGTGTTTTCGGAGTATCAAAACCAGAATCCGCTCGCATGGGACTACACTCGGCCAATCTTGGCGGAAAACGGTGGTTTTGCATGGTTTAATGGCACACCGAGGGGCGAGAATCATTTTCATGACATGCTCAAGATGGCAAAGACCAACGACGCATGGTTTGCCCAGGTGCTAACGTGCGACGACACGCAGGCTATTACAGCCGAACAGATCGACGAGGAGCGCAAGTCAGGCATGAGCGAGGCGCTTATCAGGCAGGAGTTCTACTGTGACTTCTCGGTGAGTAACGAAAATGCAATCTATGGTCGAGAGATGAGCAAGGCGCTGTCTGAGGATCGCATTGGTGCATTTCCAGTCGATGGCAGATCGCCGGTGCATACATTCTGGGATCTCGGTGGGCCGAGGAACACTGTCGTTTGGTATGGTCAGCGGCTAGCGTTCGGCCGGTGGCGCTGGATTGACTGCGATATTGGACTCGACCTTACTATCGTCGAGCGATTCGCCCACATGAGCGCCAAAGGCTACAGCTACGGCCGACACTACCTGCCGCACGATGCAAGGCAAACGCAGCGCAATGGCGTTACATTTGAGGCTGATGCCGCTGCTGCTGGCTTTCGGTCGATGATTGTTGTGCCGGTGATTCCCGACTACTGGCAGGGAATTGGCTACGTCCGCGAACTGATGCCGAGCTTTGAATGGAGGCTGCCGGCGTGTGAGACTGGAGTTAAGGGCATCAAGGCTTACGAGATGGCATCAGATTCATCGTCTGGCATAGTTCGCAATGTGCCGCTGCACACTTGGGCCTCGCACGTTGCTGATGGCATCAGAACGATGGCGGAAGCTGACCGGCTTGGATTGATTCACTCAGGATCAGGGCAGGCAACCTCAACACGCAGACGCAGCGATGTTCAAGACACTAACTAAAGAATCACCGGCGGATTACGCACGAGATATTGCAGCCGATCTCGGTATGTGCTTTGAGGAACTCATCACTGAAGCGTTACATTCTGGCTACGTTTACAGCAACAACGAGTCGTTTATCATCGCCCACGAAGTCTGCCGAGAGTTTGGTGATTCCCGATACGAGCGAGGCTATTTTGTAACGCTAGCAGTGGGCGGTCTGACCGAGCTACTGAGGCTGGATCCGAATCCGACTGATCGCAAGTGGCTAGGTTTCTGCCGAGAAAACGAAGGCCGCATCCATTGGCTCGACTATCAACGGCTCAGAATTAGGGCGGGCTTGTAATTTTGCCTTGCGCTTTCTCATTTTTGATATGATTATCAATTATGAGAAACCACAAAGGAGGCATTCATGGGCGGCAAGGCTAAAGCTCCACCACCACCACCACCAATGGCGGCTCCTGTGCGTGCTGACTCTGCTCAAGGCGAGCAGGCGTATTCTGCTGCCAGCAACCGCATGGGCTTGCGTAAGACCATCGATCCAGTCAATCCGCTTGCACCCAAGACTGCACTAGGCGCAGCCGATGCTCTCGGTTCTGGCGACGTGCAAAGCGGCGTGATGGTTAATACGAGCAAACCGAAGCGTCTTAATGGTAACGAAATACTTGCTCGCGCAATTTTTGGGAAATAAATTTTAGGCGGTGCAGCATCTGGAATGTAACCTATGAGCGAACACATTGAGGGCAACGACCGCACGGCAGGATGGCTCAAGCGTTACAATTCGCTGAGAGACTCGCGTGCAATTTGGGACACAGCCTGGCAGGAGATCGCAGAGCACATTTTCACCCGCAAAGCTGGAATTACTCAAAAGGACTACACGCCTGCGAATCAACGTGATGCGCGACTCTACGACATCACAGGCATGGACGCCATCGAGCGTGCGGTGGCCGGTTACATGTCATGGACGACCGACAAAACGCAGCCCTGGATGGAGTTCACGCCAATCCTCGCGTTTCGCAATAACGATGCCGTGAAGAACTGGTTGCGTGAGTGCTCAATGCTTGCGGCGGAATACATTGCCAATAGTAACTTTTACGCAGAGCGGCATGAGTCGCTCTTTGATCTTTGGGGCTTTGGGACATCCTGCTTATTCTCCCAAGTGACGCCAGACAACCAGACGCGCTTTGAGAAGATCAAGATCGGCAGTTACGTCTTCGATACCGACCACAACGGCGCTGCCAACTGCGTCATGCGTGAGTTTGAAATGACGGCGCGACAGGCTGAAGGGAAGTTTGGCCGCGATGAATTGCCCATTGCAGTCAGAGAAGCATTCGACAACGGCTCAGAAAAGAAGTTCACCTTCATTCACATCGTCGAGCCTCGACCTGTAAAAGAGCGCGGCAATGACATGGGCATGGCAGCAGGCAAGAAGAAGGCATTTGTCTCTGCATACGTCGAGAAGCAGAGCCAGAAGATCGTTCAAGAAAGCGGCTTCGACTCGTTCCCTTTCCACGTTGGACGCTTCCTAAAATGGGATGCGCTCGACGTTAGTGATATGTGGGGCTACGGGCCAGGCTTCTCGATCCTGCCAGAGTCGCGTCAGCTTAATTTCATGCAAAAGATGATGGATGTCTACGCCGAGAAGACCGTCTTCCCGCCGATGATGGTGCCAGATACTTTTGAAGGCACGCTGAAGACATCTGCTCGTGCGATGAACTACTACGGCGCAGGTCTAAATCCCGATTCCATCTATCCTTTGAACGTCAGTGGCGACTGGTCAATGGCATTGGAGCGTGTCAAGATGCGCCAAGAAATGATCCGCCGCCGGTGCCATCTCGACATGTTTCAGATGTTCAGCATGAACGCCGCAAACAATCGCGAGATGACTGCATTTGAAGCCGGTCAGCTTGCCGGTGAGAAGCTCGATGCCATCAGCCCTGCGTTTGATCGCGACACCACCGACACGATCCAGCCGATGATGATCCGCTTGTTTGAGTCGTGGGCCGAGAATGGAATGCTCCCTGCTCCACCTCCTGAGTCTGTGCAGCAAATCGGGCCAAATCTTATCCAAGTGCCGAATCCAGTGATCACGATGACGAATCGATTGGCATTGGCGCTGCGTGGTCTGTCTCTGCGTGCTGCTGACACAATGGTTCAAAAGATTGCATCACTTGCTCAAGTATTCCCTGAGATCGTCGATGAGGTCAACCCGTCATGGTTTATCCGCGAAAGTTCAAGGCTTGCTGGAGTTGATCCTTCCTTCCTGCGTCCTCAAGAAGAGGTCGATGCGATTCGTCAAGGCCGTGCTCAAGCGATGCAGGCACAGCAGCAAATGGCAATGATGCAGCAAGCGGCTGGCGCGGTGAAGGACATTGGCGGCGTCGATAAAGTCAAGGAAGTCGCTCAGGCAATGATGTAAATTTCAAATGGACACAACCATAACACAATTGCTAGCTCCACTGCGAGAAGATGAAAAGCTGTCGCTCACCGGTGCGGTGCTTCGCCTGTTTCACAATGAAGATTTCCAACTCGTTTTCAGGTGGATGAACCAAACGTGCGGCGGCGTCTTCGCCACTGTCTTTACGCAATCAAGCGGTGCTGATGCAATCAAAGCCGGTCTAGCAGACGGCAGCAAGGCGCACGTCAGGTGGCTGCTCGACACATACCTTTCCCGTTACGACGAGAAACCAGAGAAACCAACAGAACAACTATGATCAACATCACAGAAAACAACGAGGTAATGCGCGATGACGAAATCATCGGGCGCATTGTCGATGACACCAT